AAAGAATTGTCCCCGACCAAAGCCACAAAAATGGTCGATCGCTTGACCCCCGCCAAGCAAGACATATTGACTTTTGATCAGCCAGCCACAGCAGCACAACAACTCGCACAACGGCAAGCTCTGAGTCAAACTGCCTATGACGCTATGTCTTTGACACAATTCTACCCGGTCAAAAGTCGTATGATGTCTGGAACCATGCCCAAGATATTGCCGAATCCTGGCGGCGGCTACAACATTGGATCTTATAAATTAACAGGCGACCGTGTGGACCAGTTGATTATTCAAAAAATACAAGCAGAACTAAAGACAAATCCTAAGGCAGACCCTCAACTGAAAGCAAATAGAGACGGATCAATCAACATTGGTGCACAACGTCTGGACCCCAGAAATCCTGATGAGGCCATAGCAATTGAAAGAATAGAATCTGCAATGGGCAGCTCTGCTCCTACTGCTCCGGGACCTACTGCTCCTGCTGCTGCTCCTGCTGCAACACCAACTGCCAATCCAGCATCATTCAATGCTCAAAACATAAAGAACTTGCCTGGAATGGGCACACAAACCTCTGCGGCAATGGGCAATATGGCCAACCAACTTGCAAGAAGAACAGCGACTGCAGAAAGCAAACGCAGATGAAACTACTAGAAGGCGGCAACGTGTTCAAAGACGCTGCCGGCAAACCGGCCACCCAGCGTATCAATCAAGCAGATGTGCCTGCTACCATTCGTTGGGTAGAAGGTGTGTTGGGCATGCAGTTTCCACAGGATCGTTGGCTAGGCTCCACAGGCCGTGCTGCCACCTCAGGTGATCTTGATCTAGCAGTGGATCTACAAGACGCTACCAAAGATCAAATTGCAGCAGCACTCACACAGTATGTGCAAAAGAACGGCCAAGATCCAAGAGACTGGGTGCGCAAAGGTGGCGAAGTGCACTTAAAGACTCCCATTGCTGGCAATGCTCGTAATGGCTTTGTGCAAACAGATTTTATGTTTTTTGACAACGTGGAATGGGGTACATTTTTCTATGCTGGCGGCACAGACTCGGCCTATAAAGGCATGGTGCGCAATGTACTAATGTCAAGCCTGGCCAAGCATCTGGGACTTCGAGTGGGCGCAAATGGCATGTTCAGCAGAACAACCAATCAACTGGTGCGTGATGGCCTCGATCCTGACTATGTGGCCCAGATTTTGCTGGGTGCAGGTCGAGATCGAGACGATTTAAAAAACGTAGAAATCATCTATCAAAATCTAGCTCGTGATCCTGAGCGTGATGCCAAACTAAAAGACTTTCGTGAGTATCTGGCTCGTGAAGGACTTGCAGAACCCGACCAGGCAGTGCAAGAAAGTGATGTGAATTTTCTAGCTCGCTTGAGAAATCGCATTGTGAATCAAGGCATGATGCCATTGGTTGAAGCACCAGACACAGTGCAAATGATTGCCGAAGCTGAAACAGCCGGAGTAGGCGGCAGAGCCAAAGGCATTGAACACCTGGAAGATCTTGTGTTCCGTCGTGGCACACAAGGTATTCAAGACGCTCTGACCATTGTGCAGCAGGCCATTGAGCAACCCTCTACTGTCACTGCCAAATGGGACGGCAAGCCTGCTGTGATATTTGGACGCAAGCCGGCCACAGGTGAGTTTGTGCTCACAGACGGATCAGGATTTGAAGCCAAAGGATATGACGGTCTTGCCACCAGTCCCAGAATGATGGCCGACATACAAAGCCGACGGTCCGGCGATCGCACAGAATTGATTCAGTTATATGCTCAGTTGTTTCCTGTGCTGGAAGCAGCACTGCCTGCAGGATTCCGTGGCTATGTCAAAGGAGACCTGTTGTACATGGACACTCCGCCTGAAGTGTCTGGTAACTATGTGTTCCGTCCCAATACTATTGAATACAAAATTCCAGTTCGAAGTGCCTTGGGTCAGCGTATTGGTGCCAGCAAGATTGGCGTGGCTATTCACAGCATGTACAGTGATGTGGGTGAACCACGTCAGCCCTTGCGTGGTGTGAGCTTTAATCCTGTGCCTGGACTCATGCTGGAACGTCCAGCAACTCCCAAACAACTTGAAGTTGAACCGGCCTTGGTCAAGCAACTAAAAGCCCTGGTTCGATCAGAAGGTGCTGCCATCAACACCTTGTTTAATCCTGCAGAACTGCGAGCCAACAAGATCACAGACTTGGCCAAACTGGCAGTGGACTTTATCAATACCAAAGTGGGTGCACCGCTAAATCCTGCTACCTTGCTGCCTGAGTTTGGTGACTGGCTACAGACCCGAGTCACCCCGCAAAAGTTCCGCAACATTGTGGAATACCTGCAGAGCCCTACCAGCAACACTGCTGCGCTGGCAGCAGCGTTCACAGCATTTATATTGCTGCACGATCTCAAAATGGATCTGCTGCGTCAAGCAGATGCACAACACCCTGGCCAAGAAGGCTGGGTAATGGCCACTCCTGCAGGCTATGCCAAGGCAGTGAACCGCTTTGACCCCAATGCGTTTGCTGCTCAAAATCGAGCACAAAACAATCCCAAATCATGATTTTTTTGGATCCGACATAAATAAAAGCAAGGCACAAAGCCTAATTAACCTAAAGGAAATTTTATCATGGCACAAATTACTCGCGCAAATGGCGATCTCCAACCAGTAGTGGTAATGGATCAGGGCGTAGCAGCTTCTTCACCTGGTGCTGGTTTCAGCTCAGGTATCAACACTGTGGTCAGCGGTGTAACTGTTAACTCAGCTGGTCCTAAACTGGACTTTGGCACAGTTACTTTCACTGGTAACGCCACTGTCAGCGGCACCTCATTGGCAATTGCTATCCAGACAATTCAGCAACAAGCTACTATTGCTATGTATGAGTTTACCACAAACTCTGCAAACACAGCAACATTGGCATTGGCCACATTTCCAACTGGCGGAATTGACTACACAAACGCTGGCGGCCTAGACGCTGCGTTGACAGCAGCTATTGGTTACGCTGTGACCACAGCTGAATCAGCAACCTTCACAAATTAATTCAACACTAGTTTGAACCACCCCGGACTTAAAAAATCTGGGGTTTCTTTTTGGCATTAAATAACTGCAGAATGAAAATACAATGCCGAACCCTATTTGACTGCACCCGAACTGGGGTAACCGGTGCGTTTCGTTCCAGCGAAATACCCTACCAAGACCGTGCTGGACAACCAGTGCACAATCATGAAAACTGGCACCGCAGTCGTAATCAGCAACGCAACTACGAAACACTGCTACAGATATTTGGACTGCGAACACAACCACAAGAAATAACTCAGCCTGCTAGAATTGATGGCATGTGGCAGTTTAGTTTTGTGAGCGAAAGCGAAGGCGTGTTTGACATGCACAACAATTCCAATCCCCTAGCAGGCCTCTTGGTAGACTGTGAAGGTGTGCCCATGGTTGCCGGGCTAGGCGAACAGCCAGGCATTGCCACAGTGTTGACCACTCAAGGTGATCAGCAGAACATTTGGTTTACTAGCATAAATACCTCAATGGAGTAACCTATGGCAGAAACTACTGATCTGGAGAGAAAAAGCCTGGAGGCACATGTAGACTTGTGTGCTCAACGCTATCGCTTTCTTGAGCAAAAACTAGATGCATTTGAGGAAAAAATTCATGGACTCAACACAGTGATTCGCGAAGTTCATGACATGGTTCAAATCATGAGTGAAAAACGCAATGATCAACTGATCAATTGGGGCCTGGGCATCATGGGAACAATGTTGGCTGTGATTGCATATCTTGTGACAACATTTGTAATGCCATGAGACCAGCACAAGAACAAAAACTTGAACGCTGGGCCAAACGCGAAATTTCACGCAATCTCAAACACATGATTGTGGATGATCAATCAGGCTCCTATGTGGCGTTTGGACACTATTACCTGGAACCACAAACCGCAGGTTACAGCGTCAGAACCTGGGACCGACACATTTACACCTTTGCCAACAAACGCACTGCTATCAGCTGGTGTGTGGCCGACAAATATCATCAATACAATCTGGCCAACAACATACAAACGTTGGACCGCAAACACCAACAACTTGCAGCAGACATACACTGTCGTTTGAGTCAAGCCACCAGAAGTCGCCACCAGGACTTCTACGAAACAGTAAATACCAAGATTCAGCCCAAACAAGCAGTGCTGGAAAGTGTTCACTCCGAATTAGAAAAATGTATTAATTCGGCTAAATATCTACAACTTAGAGGATTCTCAAATGAAACTGCATGAACTAGCCGCACCACGGGCCACCCAACAAATCAGCCAAGTATTCGAAAGCTACTTTGGTTCCAAAATCAGCTTTGACCAGTTGAACCGCAGCCAGGCCGGTCACATGTTGAATCGTGTGCGTGGTATCCTGGGCGAGCACCGTTCCACTTCAGCACGTCACACTAGTGAACAAAATCCTGACTATCTCAAATTGGTCATGATGGAACAGGCTCTCACTGCACGTCTTGGTGAAATGGCCACTCCTGCTCCTGCCACAGGAACAACTCCTGCTGCCAAACCAGGTGCTCCTGTTGACCCAAAACTCAAAATGGCACAGGACAAGATCAAGAAGGGCCAATCTCTCAGCCCCGACGAACAAAAAATGGTCAATGATCAGGCCGCTGCAGTGGCGGAAAGCCGTATGCGTCGTGCATATCGTTATCTCAAAGAAAGTGAAGTACAACAGGCCCAGGTGGTGCTGGCTGCTCAAGACATGGTAGACAAAATGCAAGGCATGTTGGAAGATGTAAGCGAACTGCAGTTCAAAGAACTGCCAGCCCTGGTTGATTCAATCAAGAATCAAGTGGGCGTTGATCAAGCCACACAATTCAACTCAGACACCACTGCTGCTCTCACAGCCTTGATGCAGACCTTGCAAGGCACCAAACAACAACTGGATGCTGCCTTGGGCGTGGTAACTGGACAAACTGCACCTGTTGCTGAAATCCCAGGCATGGATGCTGGAGCTGATCTAGCAGCCGATGCTGCCGCCGGAGTAGGCGACGAAATGGACGACCTTGACACCTTGGCTGCTGACGCGGCTGATGACCTAGATGCAGATGCTGCTGCGCCTGCTGCATCACTAGGACGAGCTCGCAGATAATGCGAATCAATGAAGTAGCCAACACAACTGGATCCACTCCCGAGCCTGAAAAACTCATGGGCCTGGTCAGTTTCTTGGCTGGTCGTTCTAGGGACACAAGTGCTCAAAAGCAAATTGATCAACGAGCATTTATAGAACTAGCCCGTGACCTGGGCATTATAATTGCGCCAAATCAACTGGCCGACATTGTGGGACAACCTCCTCTCAGCAATGTGCTAGAACCATTGGCACCAAACTCGCAAGATCCTATCTTGTTCAAAGGTGCTGACAAGCCAGCTGATGTTGCAATGCCAGTGAACAAGGCACAAGACATTGTGGCTTCAGCAGCCCGATCTGCTATGAATAAAGATCGAGGCGTTTAACACCAAACTGCATTGACATTTGTCGTTAAATACCTTATACTTAAACTAAGGAAAATTTTATGGCATATTCAGACAAAGTAGTGGACCACTACGAAAATCCCCGCAACGTTGGTAGCTTTGAAAAAGGCGATGACACTGTGGGTACCGGCATGGTAGGAGCTCCTGCCTGCGGCGACGTGATGAAGCTGCAAATCAAGGTCAAAGATGGAATAATCACAGATGCAAGATTTAAAACATATGGTTGCGGCAGCGCGATTGCGTCAAGTTCGCTTGTTACTGAATGGGTCAAAGGACGTACCCTTGAGCAGGCGGAAGCGATCAAAAATAGCGAAATTGCTACTGAACTTGCCCTCCCCCCTGTTAAAATTCATTGTTCAATACTTGCAGAAGATGCCATCAAGGCGGCGGTAGCCGACTACAGAATTAAACATGACAGATAACAGAATTGTTATAGACAAGTTAGAATTTTACATAACCAATGTTTGTAATCTTACTTGTGGTGATTGCAATAGATACAACAATTACAAATTTTCTGGCTGGCAAAAATGGGATCAGTACAAAGACACAGTAGAAAAATGGGCTAAAAAAATTGCAGTAAAACATTCAGTTGTGCTAGGTGGTGAACCCTTACTGAACCCTGATGTTGTCAAATGGACCAATGGCATAAGAAAATTATGGCCAGAGTATAGCGGCGTACAGATTTTGACCAATGGCACTAGATTAAATCATGTTTCGGGTTTGTACGATGCGTTGGTCGATGACAATTGGATTGGTGTAACTGTGCACGACAAACAAGATCAAGAACTTATTTTTCAGGAAATAAGAAAATTTCTAAAACACCCCATAAAAGAAATCACTAAAGAAGACGATAATTCATTGTGGTCTGACTATAAGTTTGTGGATTCTAACAAAAACTATATACACGTTTGGCTGTCGGACAAGTTTGTTAGTTCCAATCTAATTCAATCTCCGGATGGCACATTCAAATTTTACAACAGCAATCCAGAAATTGCACATGAAAATTGTACCTTCAGAAGATTTAAAAATTATCACATGATTGACGGTAAAATTTACAAATGTGGACCTGCTGCTCTGATGCCCAAATTTGTAGAACAAAATAAATTTGAGTTATCCCAAGACGACCGAGATCTTTTAAATTCATACAAACCATTGTCGGTGGATGCCACTGATGAAGAAATGCAGGATTTTTTTAACAACATTGACAACATGATACCCCAATGTAAATTTTGTCCAGAGCAATACCAGTACAAAACAATTGAATTCAGCGATCTTAAAAAATCATGGAAAATTAACAATCGTGAAGATACAACATAATGATATCAGTGACTGAACAGGCAGCATCTCGCATCAAACGTGCCCTGGCCCGTCGCGGCTCAGGTGAAGGTGTTCTGGTGGGAGTAAAGACCACCGGCTGCTCGGGACTGGCCTACGTGCTGGAGTATGTGGACACTCCTGATCTACACTGTGTGACACACTATGATCACAACGGTATAAAAGTGTTTGTGGACCCAAAAAATTTACCCTATGTCAATGGCATGACCATTGATTATGTACGACATGGACTCAATGAAGGATTTGAGTTTCAGAATCCCAACGAACGTGACCGCTGCGGCTGCGGCGAAAGTTTTAGAATCTAATGATAACAACACGATACAATTACACACACATCAATA